GCGTATCAACTACTGCATAAAGGGGCAGAGGCATTGGCCCACGCCGAATGGCAAGGAATGTGCGTTGATGTCGAGTATTGCGAACGCGCAAAGAAGAAACTGACGTATCGGATAGAACACGCAGAGAGGCTCTTCAACAATTCAAAGTTAGGACAGCTGTGGCAACGTACATACGGGGGCAAGTACAACCCCCGATCGGACCGTCAACTGGGGCACATTCTCTACAACAAACTAGCACTCAAGCCCCCCCATAAAACAGAATCAGGGGAAGGATCAACAGACGAGGAGGCCCTTCGCTCGTTGGGTATTCCCGAGCTAGATCACCGGATCAAATGCTCCAAGCTATACAAGATGCGTGATACTTATCTAGACGCGTTTGTCCGGGAGCAACGAGGCGGGATCATACACCCATTCTTCAATCTGCATTTGGTGAAGTCTTATCGGTCCTCGTCAGATAGTCCCAACTTCCAGAACATTCCGGAGCACGATGAAGAGGCGAAACGAATCTGCCAACGTGCCATTTACCCCCGGCCCGGTCATAGGTTTATAAATGCGGACTTTGCATCGATCGAAGTAGTCGTAGCAGCATGTTACAACAAGGATCCCAGACTACTTGAATATCTCTTCGACCCTAGCAGCGATATGCACACAGACATGGCCAAGTACTTGTTCATGTTGGGCTCTTTGGATAAGTCGCTCCCGGAGGATGCATGGTTGCGATTCAGCGCAAAGAATACATTCGTGTTTGCGGAGTTCTATGGCAGTTACTACGAAGATTGTGCCAAGGAACTAGCCCAGCACTTGCAACTCCCATCCAATGGGACATGGAGGAAAGGCAAAGGCGTCTTATTGCCAGACGGAAACCATATCTCCGATCATATGATCAATAACGGGATCTCTCGTTATATCGACTTTGAAGATCATGTACGGAAGGCGGAGAAGGATTTATGGGAGCGACGCTTCCCAGTATACGCTGAGTGGCGCAAACAATGGTACAAGGACTACGAGAAGCGCGGATATTTCGATCTGCTGACCGGATTCCGTTGTCAAGGATTCTACAAGCGCAACGAAACAATCAACCTCCCGATACAAGGCAGCGCTTTCCATTGTTTACTATGGACATTCATCCGAGTAGATGAGATCATGCAAGAGGAGAAATGGGACAGTCGCCTAGTCGGGGAAGTCCACGACGACATGATATTGGATGTACATCCGGACGAGCAGGAACACGTCGAGGCCACTATACAACACGTCGTCGCAAACGAACTACCGAAGGCGTGGTCATGGATCATAGCACCGCTTCGCATCGATATCAAATCTGGAGATATAGATGGGTCCCTATATACTATCAAGTAGGTCGTGAGGAAGCGAGGAGGGGGGACAAATGTAAATCGTCACCGCATGCGATGCAGGAGTCCGGGTCGTCATCGCTTTACATTGAAACGACACCCAGATAAGTACGTAAGGAAAATCCGATGTCCTGTATGCAAAACAGACCGCGTTCACAGTGTTGAGGCCGAACGGAGGAAGGAGCAGAATGGACAAGATACGTGTCACTGTCATATGTACCCGTTCCCACATGAGAGCGGCACCCTTCGTATGTGCGTTAACAATCCGAACAAGAAAGAGCCCACCGACGAAGAAATTGAGCAGTACCATACCTGCTTGAATACCTCCCGGAGTAGCACTATCTAGGATCTATTGGAGCCCAAGCTACTTGAAGTATCCCGGGACAATGTAAAATAAGGGAGAGATGAGCATTTACAAAAACACGGCACACGATGCGGAGATCCCCGACCCGATTGAACTGATGGAGGGCCGCATAGATCGGAACTGTGACCGCGTAACAGAGGTCGACGGGGTACTGATGGCTCCATGTGGAAACTGCGACAAGCGAGTACCATTGGATGATCTCACATGCATGACCCCGACTGGGGATGATCCCGGCCTCTGTCCGGATTGCTTCGAAGAATGGGGGGAGCAAAGGAAGAGAACGAATGATTGATTCATTCACAGGCGAGTATTCCTTTCTGTCCAACTTCTATCTGTGCCACGTGAGGTATCTAAGTATCTCCTACCGAAGCGCGGAGCACGCATACCAAGCCGCCAAAACCAACAAGATATCAGAACGCAGAAAGATCAGACAGGCCACAACCCCGTTTTTGGCCAAGAAGTTAGGACAGCAAATCACACTTCGCAAAGATTGGGACACAACCAGAGTTGCAGTAATGCGAGCTATTGTCTGGTTCAAGTTCGAGCGGAATCCCAAACTCAGAAAGAAACTGCTCGCGACCGAGGACGAGGGGCTGGTAGAAGGGAATTGGTGGAACGACACTTTTTGGGGGATATGCCACGGCAAAGGTGAGAACCATCTAGGCCGCATACTAATGCAAGTAAGGAAGGAGCTACAATGACATTGTACCGAACATATCGACCATCCTCATTTGATGAAGTAATCGGGAATGAGGAGACCATAGAAGCACTGCAATCGTGCTTATCTAAGGACAACCGACCTCACTCGTACTTGATCCATGGTCCTGCCGGATGCGGTAAAACGACCCTCGGGAGAATCATCGCTAAGGAACTTGGCTGCAAAGGGACCGACTATGTGGAACTCGACTCCGCTGACTTCCGAGGGATTGAAACTGTCCGAAGCATTCGTCGCCACATTCCATACCTCCCGCTAGAAAGCGACTGCCGGGTCTGGTTGCTGGACGAGTGCCACCAATTCAGTAAGGACGCGCAGAACGCACTGCTAAAGGCACTGGAGGAGCCCCCTTCCCACGTCTACTTCATACTCTGCACAACCTTACCCCAGAAGCTGCTCCCAACAATACGATCGCGATGTAGCGATCACGCCGTCACGGCTCTGACTGATACGCAGATGAAGTATCTCCTACGCCACGTCGTGAAGGCAGAAGACGGATCTATGTCGAAAGCAGTGTACGATCAGATTGTACAAGACAGCATGGGCCATCCTCGAAGTGCTCTAACCATATTGGACCAAGTACTAGGGCTTCCTAAAGACAGGCAGGAGGCAGTGGCCCGCCGTATAGCGGCCGAACAATCACAAGTACTAGACTTATGCCGGGCTCTCATACAAAGAGCCTCCTGGAAGAAGATACGTACAATCCTTGCTGGTTTGCAAGAGGAGGATGCTGAAGCGATCCGCCGCCAAGTACTAGGCTACTGTAAAGCGATACTGCTGAAAGAAGAGAACGACACTGCCGGAGCAGTCATGGAGTCCTTCGTAGATCCGTTCTATGATTCAGGCCATTCCCAGCTCATCTTTGCATGTTACTCTGTAGTAGTAGGGTAGTTGCTCTGGTATGAATAAGAAAACAGTAATCAGGTTGCCATGCACATGCTACTTATCTGTGACCGAGAAGCGCAAATATTGTGATGTTGGGGATAGGTGCGCGTCCATTATAGCTTTATTTCGTAAATTCGACAACAAGAAATCCGTAAGAATACTATAAGAACATCTCACAATTGTATAATAGAATATGGACTACGAGACTAACATCATCATCACGAAGCAGAGGTGGGTAAATGTCTGAGCTAGATTATGAGCGCGACATCATCATTGATGAGAGCGCGTTAGATTTGGAATTTTTGGAGCAGGCACGTCTTTTCATGCAGTACAGTCGTAACGAACATTCGACCCGCCGGGATATGGACTACGCGAAAACGAAGCTCGACCTCGTGAAGGCGAAGCTCGATAAAGAAATACGGGCCCACCCCGAGGCGTTTGATGTCGCTCGCATCTCTGAAGGGGCAATAATGAACAACATCTTATTGCAACCAGAATTCGAAGCAGCTAATAAGACCTTCATCGAAGCTACCTACGAATCTGGGGTAGCACGAGCGGCAGTATGGGCATTCGACCAGCGCAAGACCGCATTGGAGAATCTAGTCCGTTTACACGGCCAACAATACTTCGCAGGTCCGCGAGTTCCAAGGGACCTCTCGGAGGTACGTCAACAACGTCAGGAGCACTCTAATCAGAAGGTCGGGAGAGGTATGAAGCGAAATAAGGCAGGCGGTGATGATTGAAACGATCATGGCATCCGTGGGCTGGGTGATCTGGGCGGGCATAGCGCTATTCGTAATAGGATTAGTCTCATTCCTAAGCGCTTACTTTTGGACCATTGGCCAGTATCGCGGTTGGCAGTTTATACAAGAGCGTATGAAAAAATCAACAGAGGTGACAAACCATGGCACGTAGAAACAAAAGTGGTTCCAAATTCCGGGATCGGGTTCGCGCGAATACCAGTGCGCAGAAGGCGGCAGGGTCCGCCTACGGCTATCTGAATCTCCCACAAGGGGTACATATCTACACCCCGAAGCCGGGATCCAGGGCGCGGCTGGATATACTTCCGTACATCGTAACGGATCAACTCCACCCAGATCGGGATGATGAAATGGGGATTGCGGTCATAGATGAAATGTGGTACAAGCGCCCATTTCGTACTCACCGTAATATCGGCGCTGACAACGCCACGATAATTTGCCTGGGCTCTATCGGTAAGGCCTGCCCGATCTGCGAGTACAAGGCTTCGAGGATGAAGGAAGGGGCAGACAAGGATGAGACGGATGCCCTCAAATTCTCACTCCGGAATCTGTATCCGGTTGTGCCGATTGGCGATCGCGAATACGACGAGGTGCCCCACGTCTGGGACATGTCACAGTTCCTGTTCCAAAACCTGCTTAACGACGAGCTCGAGGAGGATGAGCGTTACGCGGACTTCCCTGATCCGGACGAGGGATGGACACTAAAGATTCGGTTCGATGAAGGTCGTATAGGGAATAGCAGACCCTTCGCGGAAGCCTCGAGGATCGACTTCGAGGAACGTGATCGGCCGTACAGGGAGAAAGAACTGAAAAAAGTACCTGCTCTCGACGACATGTTAAATATCCTCACCTACCAGAAACTCGAGCGTCTCTTCCTCGGGGTGGATGACGAAGAGGACGATGACAAAGATGAAGATCGACCCCGCCGTCGTGACCGTGACGATGACAAGGATGATGACAGTGATGAGGAAGGTGAAGAAGATCTCAGTGACCTAGAGGAAGAGAACAAAATCCTGCGAGAGTCATTGGAGAAAGTTGCGCAGATGGTTGGGACTCAGCAGGATGTGTCTGCACCACCGGCTGATGATGGTGGAGAGGTTAAGCCTAAGGAGTCGGCTAAACCTGATGTTAGCGTACCGGAATTGAAGGGCGACGTCATAGAGTTTGTTAGGACAGAGGATGAGTTCAACAATGCTCTCTCATCGAGGGACGGACTCAACAAGCTTCTAACAGGCGTGTTCCAAAGTGGAAGACAGTCAATGCTCTTAGAAGTTCCGGAGATAGCTAGCAGTCAGGTGCAAGAGTCGATTGAACAGGCTATGACCTATTTCTCGTTCTATACAGAGAACAGAGACCTGAAGCCGTTTGGAGGGCTGGTTGTCCAGATGGTCCAACAGGTGCAGACTAAGAACCCTGGTTGGAAAAAGGACCAGATTCTCGAAGAGGCGGCTACTAAGACAAGGGAGCTGCTGAGAATGGCCAGGGGTGAGAAGGAGCTCTCAAAGGGTGATAAGCGTAGGCATAAGAGGAGAGAACCTGCGCTTTCATCTGGCCGTAGTTCCCGGAAACGGGTTAAGTCTGGCAAGAAGGAGCTCTCAAAGGTCGCTGAGGATGTGTTGAAGATGACTGGGATGAGTGAAGAGGAGTTCAACGAGAAGCTGCGTTCATAATATGAACGACGCTGTTAAATCAACCTTTAGGAGATGTGAAAAGAATGGGTGCTCGAACTAGGTTCTTTGAGGACTATCAGTCGAGTAGGGAGAGCAAGGACTTTGTCCTGAACTCGGATGCTAGCATCACCCTATCTGCCTTTCAGCAGACATGCATCGCTAACACCACTGGCGCGACACATGACACTATCACTCTACCATCCATGGCTGACGCCAAGGGGAAAATCTACTCTGTGTATTTCAAGACACAGGTTAGTACTGGTGATGTGATTGTGGTTGGAGCTGGTGATGAGGCGACTGCATACACTAAGACCATCACAGTCGCAGATGGTTGGGTAGTTTGCTACTGCGACGGGTACAACTGGTACTCTCTGGACGAGAAACTATCGTAGGAGGATGAGTGATGGATGCGTGGAAAATCTGTCTAGTCAACTGCAAAGTTGATATAGAGCCTGCAATCGAGGGAAGGGAACCTGAGAGTAGCTTCGTGAATGTTCGAGCGCTGTGCTCACAGTTTCTCACGCACCCTGTGCTTAACCTCAATGGACTTGAGCTTATCGAGAGTTGCAACCTTGCAATAAAGATTAAGAACGAGTCCAGTGACTATGTTCTGCTATCTGGTGCAGAATATAAGAAACTGAAGCATTGCGTCCTTGTCGCTGTGAAGCCACTGACTCACATTCACCTCCCCTTTGTGCAGAGGATAAGGGATGCTGAGAAGGTGGGGGTAACAGAGGATGAGGACATTGACAAGGAGGACTAGGGAAGGATGGCAACTTCTACAAAGACGCCGTTCTATGGTCAGAGAGGCACTGATGACATTCCAACAGCGCAAACTCTCAACGACTATAGGTCGGCAATAAGCGTTCTGACGCCTAACGGTACAGCCCCTTTGCAAGCGGTACTCGGACGGATTCCAAGTGAGGCGACTACCTCATATCGGTTTGAGTGGTTCGATGAAGTGATGCCAACTCGTAGTGTAAATGTCACTCAATATGCTAGCCTCGATGTCTACACCGATGCAGCGTTGAGTGACGACTACGATGCCGGCGACGATGTTGCCGCTGGCACTGTTGTCTATGTGACTGTTGGTAGTACGTTCATCGACGAGGTATGGCCGGGAAGTGAGGTCCTGCTGCGCGATGCAGACGACCACTCAAACGACATACCTGCTATCGTGGTATCGAAGGACACCGCAAACAACGCGCTGGCCGTGAGGACGTTGAAGGCAGATGGAACAGGTGTTATTGACCTGTCCAGCTGCGATACTGTAATGGCAATGAGTAGCGCGCATCCCGAAGGCTCTGAGCAGCCTCCTGGAATCGCCTACGACCCAACTGATCTGTATAGCTACACACAGATTACCCGCACATCCGTCGAGATGACTCGTTCACAGATGGCCACTAAGGGCA